GGCCGGCGGGGCCGCGAAGACGTGGAAGGCCTACTTCAAGGGCGCGAAGAAGACCGAGATCTCGAAGCTCGACGGCGTCGCGGACGGCGGGACCCTCTCGTTCATCGAGGCCCGCTGGGAGTTCCGGTATGACCCGGAGACCTGGAAGGCGATGCCGTGGGACGTGGGCTTCATGGAGCTCGTGAGCGGCCAGCGCAGGGTGATCCTCGGCGACGACCAGAAGCCGGTGAAGCAACCGGTCGCCCTGAACACCAACGGCACGAAGCGGACCCCCGGCACGGCCCCGAGCGTGATCCGGAACGGGGTCGGGGCCGACCTGTACCTGACGGCAAACTTCTCGACCGCCTTCGGCTCCCCGGCCCTGCTGTGACCATGGCAAGACGCGTTTCATTCACCGAGACCGACGCTCGACGGATCGCGGCCGCGACCCGCGCCTACGAGCGCGGGAATCGGAACCAGCCGCCGATCATGTTCCGCCAGGGCGGCGACGACGGCGGCGATCCCGTGCGGCTCGGGAAGACTACGGCCGCGTGGAACAAGGGCACGACCGCGACGATCGAGCTCTACGAGGAGGGCACGCCGCCGTTTGAGCAAAAGAAGACGCCGGCGGACACGCTCGCGAACTGCGTCAATAAGTTCGCGAACGTCGCGACGGGGAAGTGGGTGATCGTGGCCCGCGGCGGGAGCGGGTACTGGTACCTGATCGCGGCGGAGTGCTGACATGGTCCTCCTGCCGGGGTGTTCGTGTTGTACGACTTGCTGCTGCCAGGGGGACGCGCCGCTCTCGGCAGGTGCCAACTATAGGAGGATCGCGCAGTACGCCGGGAGTTCCCTGTGCGACCAGGCCGGCGGAACGATCCTCCCGGTGCAGACGGGCTCTTGCTCTCAGGGCACGCTGATCGTCGAGTGGTGTGGTCTTACGGTCGAAATGCCCTACGGGACAGATTACGGAATTGCGACCAACAACATCCCCTTTGACCCACCACAGGGGCCGTGTTTGGTAATCCGTAGGACGCTTGAAGTTCGGGACTTCTCGAGTAGGTGGACGGGAAGGCAGGGTTGGAATACTGAGTGCGGCAGGTGCGTGATTCGGTATGAGGTCACTCTAAGCGAGCATTTGGCGCCGGGCTCTCCGTGCGGCCCGATTGGTCCAGGGAGAGCGTATGCCGTGGAGTGGAGGGAGGGCTGCGATGCAGCTGTGCATGTTGATCAGGTTTTCACAAACAACAATGCGTTCACCACCTGCAACGATGTTCCGCCGGACTGCACGGTAACGCTCGCGCCATGAAACTACGCATTGCAGACGTACTCGCTCGCGCCGCCCAGCGCGGATACACCCCAGACGAAATACGGCCGTGCCTCGTCAAAGATCTCGGGGGTGGCTGGTACGAGGTCGACACCGAGAGCGAGAGTTACCCGAAGCACAAGCGAGAGGGTCACGTCACGCCGCCGGGCTTAGGGGACATTGTTTCCGGCTGGCTGTCGGCGTTCGGCATCACGCCCGAGCGGGTCTCCGCCGTGATCGGCGGCCCCTGCGGGTGTGAGGAGCGAAAGGAGGCCCTGAACGACTGGGGGCGTGACCACCTGGGCATAGGTTGACTCGCCCGCCCGGCCCGCGAGACTCGACGGACCATCGGCACGGAGGCTGCATGTCACTCGCGGATCGAGTCGCGGAGCGGGCCAGGGCGAAGCCGGTCCGCCAGGTCGGGTTCTTCTCCCGGCTCTCGCCCGAGCACCAGGCCGAGCTCCTCGAGGTCCGTCGCCGGTTCCAGTCCGGCGGCCTCGGGTCGGCCTCGGCCCTCGCGGACCTGCTGATCGAGGAGGCGGCCGCCGACGGGATCGAACTGTGCGGACCCCAAGGGCTACGCGTATGGCTCGCGCGGCGAGATTAGCCGACAGGGTCGCCGGCAAGGCCGCCGCGAAGGCGGCCGGGGGCGACGGCCTGACGATCGAGGAGGTCACGAAGAAGGCCACCGGCGATGCCGTGGAGGCCCGGAGCGTCTCGCGGACGATCCGCACGGTCGAGGATCTCCTCGCCCACATCGAGGCCGACCTGACCCGGTTCGAGGTCGCGGCGTCGGAGGCGACGAAGTGGGAAGGGCTCACCGCGGACCGCGAGACGGGCCAGCCGGTCGTGACCGAGCTCTTTCGCGTCTTCGTCCGGCTCCGCCCGAAGGCCGGGCCAAGCGTGGCCGAGGCGGTCGAGGCGATGATCGTCGCCGCCGGCGACACGATCCGGCGACGTGTTCCACTTTCGGGAAAATGGAAACATGGTCGCGGTTCGCGAACCTCGAACAGGCCCTGGGCCGTGCTGGTCGTGGCCGACACTCACTTCGGGAAATACGCCTGGGGCCGGTCGACCGGCGAGGCCGACTACGATCTCGACATCGCGGCCCGGCTCGTCCGCGAGGCCTCGGCCGAGCTGCTCGACGCGGCCACCGAGTACGCCCCCGGCCGGATCACCGTCGCCGGCCTGGGCGACCTGTTCCACTACGACACCCCGGGCGGCACGACGACCAGCGGGACGCCCCTCGAGCGGGACGGCCGGCTCCAGAAGATGATCGCGGTCGGGACCGACGCCCTGGTCGGCGTGATCGACACGGCGGCCGAGGTCGCCCCGGCCGACGTGCTGGTCGTGAACGGCAACCACGACGAGACCCTGACGTGGGCCTTCCACCGGATCGCGGTCGAGCGGTACGCCCGATCGAAGCGGGTGACGGTCGACGGAACCTACACGCCGCGGAAGTACCTGACGCACGGGGCGAACCTGCTCGGGTTCGTTCACGGCCACCGCGCGAAGCGGCGGCTCCCGCAGCTCATGGCCCACGAGGCGGCCGCGGCGTGGGCCGCGAGCCCCTACCGCGAGGTCCATACCGGGCACCTCCACCACCAGGCGGCCGAGTGGCAGCGGCCGATCGAGACGATCGACGGCGTCCTCGTGCGGATCGCCCCGAGCCTCGGGCCGGCCGACGACTGGCACGCGGCGAGCGGCTTCGTCGGGGCCCGGCGGGCCATGGAGCTCTTCATCTACGATCCGGCCGGCGGGCTGCGGGCAATGCACGTCGCCGGCCCCCGGCTGGAACTGGGGAGGCTCGCGTGAGCGAGGACCACCACTTCCTGATCCGCGGCGTCCGCGTCCTCTGGCGGTACGCCCGCCTCCGGGGCCGGGCCGCCGGCTGGAGCATCACGCCCGACGAGAAGCGGCCCGACCTCGAGCGGAAGGTCCTGATCGACGCGCGGCTCCGCGGCCGGGCCCGGCTGGAGACCGAGATCCACGAGGCGATCCACCAGCTTTTCCCGGACCTGGCCGAGGAGACCGTCTCGGGGGCGGGTCGGGACCTCGCGCGGATCCTCTGGTCGCTGGGGTATCGACGGAATGACTGACGGCAACCAACTGGGGAGGACTTCGTGATCAGGATCGTCGGACTCGCGGGCAGGATCGGGGCCGGGAAGACGCTCGCGGCGTCAATGGTGCCGGCGGCGTACCCGCTCCAGTGGGCGGACCCTATCTACCGGGGCCTCTCCGCGATGCTGGACATCCCGGGCGAGGTCCTCCGGGACCGGACCCAGAAGGAGCGGGCGGTCGGCGTCGGCGGGATCGACGTGGTCCCCCGCGACCTGCTTCGGACGCTCGGGACCGAGTGGGGCCGCGAGCTCGTCCACCCCGACATCTGGGTCCGGCTCACGATGCGGCGGATCGAGACCCTACACGAGACCGTCGAGGCGACCACGTTCGCGATCTGCGGGACCAGATTCCCGAACGAGGTCGAGGCGATCCGCGAGCGCGGCGGGGAGGTCTGGTGGATCGACCGCCCGGGCCTCGACGCCGGGCACCACGCGAGCGACAGGCAGATCGGCCCGGACGACTGCGACCGCGTGATCGTCAACACCGCCGGCCCCGACGAGCTGCGGGCCGCGGTGCTCGCGGCTTGGCGGTCCTACATCTGGCAGACGGAGGCACCATGTCGGGCTGGCTGATCATCGCGACCGGGATCGCCTACGTCTGGGTCGCCGCCGAGCAGGCCGCCCGCGGGAACCACGCGATGGCGATCACCTACGCGGGGTACGCGTTCGCGAACGTCGGCCTCTGGCTCGCGGCCCGGTGATTCGATGACGCCACTCGAACGCATCCTGGTAGACGAGGCGGAGTTCCGCCTGCTTCTGGAGTTGCGTGTCGAGCGCCCGATGATCGAGGCGATGTTCCGCAAGGTAAACGCCCTGTGGCGTGACCTCGACGGGGCCCTCGGGCCTACGCCACCGGACTCCCTGGTCTCGTTTCCGGCTCGACCAGGTCGAGCGGCGGCAGGGCCGCGCACGACGACTCCTCGTCCGGGCAGATCAGGCTGTCGACGTAGACGGCCTGGAGGTTCGGGTCGGAGTGATCCAGGAGCCGGGTCGCCGCGGCGCGTCCGCCCATGAGGGCCGCGTAGGACGCCGCCGTCCGGCGGAACCCGTGGAATCCCCGGTACTTCACCCCGGCCGTCCGGCACAGTACCTGGAGCGAGGCCCATTGGCTGCGGCTGCGGCGATCCCACGGCCAGACGAGCGCGCCGGCCGGGCCGCGGTGTTCCGCGAGCATGTCGGCGAGCTCGGCGGTGATCTGCCGCTCCAGGTCTCGCGTCTTGTTCTTCCGGTTCTCGCCGCGGAACAGGATCCGCCGCCGCTCGAG